GTGATCGCATCATGGTCTACGACTTGAAGAACCTGTCTAAGAAACAGGAGAAGGACTTCAGGGTCGAACTGGTCGCTCAATTCCGCGAAGCTGGACTTCCAACCAACTAAAAGGAAAGCAAACAAACAGTGTCTCGTATCATGAGCGCTCTGATGGGCGCTCTTTTCATTTCTATGGCTACGCTCTGCATCGGCTTAGGCTACTACGAACAGAATAAGTTCACAGGTATCCATCTTAGCGAAGCTATCACCGCGAGCCAGTCGCCGCTCAATTACTACAACTCGGTCCTGAGGATCGAGAAGGGTAAGATGATCGCCTCTGGCGTCTATCTTGGTGAGGGCCGCCTGCTCACCGCGAACCACGTCAGTTCCGAAGCTGGTCCTGGCGACTTCGAGGTGGTGAGCGTGGGGAAGGCCAAAGTTATCTGGTCGAACCCCGCGACTGAACTTGGTCTGCTCAAGATCGAAGGCTTTGACGGTCCTACTGCAGAGTTGGATTGCAGCACGGGAGACGCAGCTATCGGTGACGAACTAGAAGCCATCGGTAACGGCTTTGGGTTCGAGAAGGTCCACACCTACGGGCGCATCGCTACCGATACCCGCACGTATCCAGAGATAGATACCGTTCGCACTTTGCAAATCGCAAACATGGTGCTGGCTCCCGGCATGTCCGGTGGTGGCGTGTTTCACAACGGCAAACTCGTTGGCATCACGTCCGCGATGATTGGGCCAGCAGGCTCAGGCATGGGCTTCATCGTCCCCAAGAGCGTCATCTGCAAAGACCTCACAAGCGAACATCCAAAACCTGAGCTACCGAAGCACGGTCCTGTGGTTGGTGGCTCACTCAAGAAGGGGTCCTGATGTCTGACCAGACATACAAAGGCAACGGCGAGCACGATTGGGAGCTAGTTCACTCCACAAGTGACACGTTCAGTGATCGGCTGCGTGTTCCGGGCGGCTGGCTCTATCGCGTTGTCACTAACACCCACTACATCGGCATCGCCTACGGGACTGTCGTGAACACTGTGTTCGTCCCTATGCCTGAAGTTGTGAAGCACAAAGTCTAACGAAAAGAGAAATGGCACAAAAGAAACCGAGAATTGTTCTACCCGCAGGCATTGCGGTCTTCCCTAAGCTGAACGAAGTCGATGTCTATCAGCCCGTAGACAAGAAGGGCAAACCAAGCGGAGCCGAGAAGCGCCGCTACATCACCTACGTTCGGTACGACGAGGCAACCTTAGCTGACGTTAAGGCCAAAATCTTGGCAGCGGCCAAGAAGGTGTGGGGCGTCGATGACGACGTGAAGCTGCCGCTCAAGAAGATCAAACAGAAGGACGACAAGGGCGAAGTCATCGGGCACGAGATGGTCCTCGTTGCTGCCAGTGGTGAAGAGTTTCGTCCTGCTATCTTTGACGCCAAGGTCCAAACCATGCCGCTCACTGTGGTGGTCGGTGGGGGCTCCAAGGTAAAGCTAGACGTGTCCGTCAACTACTACGAAGGCTTTGGCGGCGGCATCAACCTGTATCTCAATGGCGTCCAAGTGATCGACCTTAAGGAAGGCGGTCGTGGCAAGTCGGCGTTCACTGCTGAAGACGAAGGCTTCGAGTACGAGGGCGACAAGAACGCCACTGCGTTTAGCGCCACGGACGAAGCTGACACTGACGCTCTGTCTCTGTGAGCAAAGCGCCCCTTAAGAAGGCGCTAGACGAAACCAAAATCGAGAAGAAGTACCGCAGCGGTCTTGAAGAGAAGATCGCGGCGCAACTGCTGCAAGCCGGGATCGAGTTCGACTACGAAGGGTACACCGTACCCTACTCGGTCCCGGCGCGGGTCGCGAAGTACACACCTGACTTCACCTGCGGCGGGATCATAATTGAAGGCAAAGGAAACTTCGGGGCTGGCAGTTTCTTCCGTGGGCGCTTCTCAGGAATGAGTGGCAACAGCGCGAAGGAACGCCAGAAGTTTGCTCTCCTTAAAGAGCAGCACCCTCGCCTCGACATACGTTTCGTTTTCTCCCGAGCGTCAGCACCAATCTACAAGAACTCCCCCACGACCCACGCGAAGTGGGCCGAGGATCACGGCTTCAAGTGGGCTGAGAAATCTATTCCGCCCGCTTGGCTCATAGAGATGCAAAAGCAACAAAAGAGGAAATAGCAATGCACTTTGGCGCACCCATGTCGATTGCCGACGAGCTTAACCTTAAGCCACAGACGCGCAGAATACTGGCGCACCTGAAGGAGGGCCGCGCGATCACCCCGTTGAAGGCTCGTGCTGTCTACGGTGTCGAGAGCCTGTCTTCTCGCATCAGTGAGATTGTGAGTGCTGGCTACCCCGTCGCTCGCATCATCGACAAGGACGAGAGCGGCAAGCGCTACGCTGTTTACGCGCTGGTGTGATGGACCCACTGGCGGCGGGGCTGTTCTTCGCTCTGTTTTGCTTAGTGACCCTCTGGCTCTTCAATAACCTTGACTGACACCGTAATTGCTCGTGAGCCGTGCCCTCGTTGTGGCTCTAGGGACAACCTAGCTCGCTACGATGACGGGCACGCTCACTGCTATTCTCAGGGCTGCGAGTACCACGAGAACGCGAAGGGAGAACCAAAGAAGCGTATGGACGACGTGACGAGCTTCAAGCCTATTAGCGGACACTACGCCGACGTTCCACAGCGAGCACTCAAAGAAGATACCCTAAAGTTCTGGAAGTATCAGATAGGCGACAAGTGCCACATCATGAACTACCGCGACGAGCACGGAAAGCTTGTCGGTCAGAAGTTCAGGAAGCCGGGAAAAGAGTTCAGTTGGAAAGGCGAGGGCAGCGATTTGCTCTACGGGATGAACCTGTGGAGCAATGGCAAGAGCATCACGATCACCGAAGGGGAGCTAGACGCTCTCTCGGTCAGCCAAGCCTTCAACAATAAATACGCAGTCGTGAGCCTTCCTAATGGCTCAGGTTCAGTGAGGAAGACCCTCAAGCGCTGCTACGACTACCTCTGCGGCTTCCAAAAGATCGTCCTGATGTTCGACATGGACGACGCGGGACGCAAGGCAGTTGACGAAGCAGCCACGATGCTACCGGCAGGCAAGGTCTACATCGCCACATTGCCCGAGAAGGATGCAAATGAAACGCTCACGAAGCACGGGCCGGAACCAATCTCGAAAGCGTTCTGGCAAGCGAAGCCCTATCGTCCTGACGGTATCGTCAGCGGAGATGATCTTGATCTTGAAACGCTTAGGGCTGCAGCTACCAAAGGATACTCGCTCAGCTTCACTGACCTTAACGAACGGCTCCTTGGGCTTCGTAAGGGCGAGATTACGCTTTTCACTGCAGCGTCGGGGATCGGGAAGTCAACTCTGGTCAGGCAGCTTGTCTACGAAGCTCACCGCGACCACAAGCTCACCTTCGGCAACGTCTTCCTAGAGGAGAACAATGTCAAAACCGCCCAAGCGTACATTGCGCTCCATAACAGTGTCCCTCTCGGACGGCTCCGCTATCAACCTGAACTGCTTTCCGATGACCAATGGCGCGATGGGTACAATACTGTCGTCAAAGAACGAATGTGGTTCTACAACCACTTCGGGAGTTTGGAAAGTACCAGACTTCTCTCCAAACTGCACTACATGGCAACAGTGCTTAAGGTCGATTTCATCGCTCTTGACCACATTAGCATCGTTACCTCCGGTCTTGAGAGTTCGTCCGAAGGCGAGCGAAAAGACATCGACATTCTAATGACTAGGCTGCGCTCGCTGGTCGAAGAGACTGGCGTGGGCATCCTTGGCGTCGTCCATCTGAAACGAGTGAAGGACAAGAACTTCAATGAAGGCGATGCTGTCTCTCTCACTGATCTTCGGGGCTCCGCTTCACTCGAACAACTCTCCGATAACGTCATATCAATGGAACGCGACCAGCAATCTGACAAAAGGGACCACTCACTTCTGCGGTTGCTTAAGTGTCGAGAAACAGGTGACACCGGACCAAGCGATACGGTTGTCTATAATCGTGACACCGGAAGATTGATCTTGGGCGAAGCTGAGAAAGCATTCAAGGCAACGGATGAAGAGATTACTCTTTGATACAGAGAGCGACGGACTTCTAGAAGACGCCACCAAGATACACTGCATCGCTGCCGTAGACGTAGACACCGGAGAGACGTGGGATTGGAAGCCGGGAGAAATCTGGCAGGGTCTAGCTGTTCTTGAGCAAGCCGATGTTCTTATCGGCCACAACATTCTTCGCCATGACTTGCCGTTACTGAAGAAGGTGGAAGGCGTAGAGTTCAAGAGCCAAGTGCGAGACACGATGGTCATCGCCCGCTTGGAGTATCCCAACCTCAAGGGACATTCCCTGAAGGATTGGGGCGAGCGTCTAGGCACACAAAAGGGTGACTATGCTCAAATCAAAGAAGCTGAAGCACGCGCGCAGGGCATTAAAGATGAAAAAGCCATACTGCGCTATGTGTGGGGGCAGTGGAACGAAGAGATGCACGCTTATATGGTGCAGGATCGCGACACGAACCTCGCCCTCTGGCGGCATCTCAATACAGACGCTTACTCGCAAGAGGCCGTCGAGCTTGAACACAGGATTTTTCGCGTATGCAACTTGATGGAACGCGCTGGTGTCCCGCTGGACACTGGTGCTGCTGCCCACCTTCACTCGCACCTTGTAGGCCAGAGAGACAAGATAGAGAAGGCGCTGAGAGAGAAGTTCGGTTTCTGGTACGCGCCAGTCAGTCCTACCGATGCTATCTTTACGCCAAAGAAAGACGACAAGAAGCGCGGCTATGCCCAAGGCTGCCCCTTCACCAAGATCAAGCTAGTACAGTTCAATCCTGGCTCGCGCGACCACATAGCGAAAATCCTTTTGGCTAAAGGGTGGCAACCCGAGAGCTTCACCGAAGGCGGCAAGCCTGAGATAAACGAAGAGACGGTCGCCGGTATTCTCCTGCAGTATCCAGAAATGTCGGGGCTTGGGGAATACCTGATGGTGTCCAAGCGTCTCGGCCAGTTGTCCGATGGCAAGCAGGCGTGGCTTAGACACGTCAAGGAAGACGGCAGGGTCCACGGTGCGATCAACCCGATGGGCACCGGCACCTCGCGTGCTAGTCACTTCAATCCCAACCTCGCGCAGGTTCCTAAAGTAGGAAAGCCCTACGGCAAGGAATGTCGCTCACTGTTCTATGCCCCTCCCGGTTGGAAGGTCATAGGAGCAGACATGAGCGGCTTGGAGCTACGTGGGCTCGCCCACTACCTCGCGCCGATTGACGGCGGCAAATACGCGAAGACCGTGCTCGAAGGTGATCCTCATTGGCTGCACGCGCAGATCATGGGGCTCGTACCTGAAGGCACCCTCCGAGATAAGAACAACAAGCTCCATACAGTGGTGAGAGAAGATGGCTCGAAGCGTTTCATCTATGCGTACATCTACGGCTGTTTCGACAAAATGGCTGGCACCATTGTCTACGAATGTTGTCTCCAAGCGGAGCGGATGGCGGGCGAGGAAGGCGTGGCTCTACTCCACAAGTTCTTTCCGCACGGTGGTTCTGAGGCTGCACTACGCAGAGTTGGAAAGAAGGTACGTGAGCAGTTCCTCACGCGCCTTGATGGCTTCAGTCAACTCAAAGACAAACTGCAGCGATGCGTTCCGAAAGGTTGGATACCCGGCTTAGACGGCAGGCGTATTCCAATCAAGTCAGAACACTCGATGTTGAACTATCTGATCCAAGGCTCAGGGGCGATCCTCTGCAAGCGTTGGGTCTGCGAGGCGTTCGACGACATCTTAGCACAAGGGTACAAACACGGATGGGACGGAGACTTCGTTTTCGGACTGTGGGTGCATGACGAAATCCAAGTATGGGTCAGAGACGGCCTCGAAGAAAAAATCGCGCCACTGCTCACGGAAGCGGCGAGAGACGCAGGCAAACCCTACGGCTTCCGCGTCAGGCTCGACAGCGAAGCTAAAGTCGGGCGCACATGGGCGGAAACTCACTGAGGTTCTCACGAGATGTTGGCGCTATCGCGTGTCGCTGCAGTCGGATTATTTCCGAAGCAATGCAGTCTACGTCGCGATGGCTTCGTCGATGGGCTTGATCACCACAAAGATCGGCTCGTCTACCTTCGCCCACGAGTGGCACATAACTCAACAAGGATTAGAATGGCTGAACAGCCAATAACTAAGCTCATCCCGATAATACCGGCGCGTTGGGTAGACGAAGCGTTAGACAACGCGATGCGGGAAGCTCAAAGGAGCAACAGCCCTGACATGCTAGGCGGCGTCAATTCGGTGAAGTGGCATCTCCAAAAGAGGATAGAACGTGGACAAGCCGCTGCTACTGATTGACGGCGACCAATTCGTATTCAAGGCGTGCGCGGCACTAGAGAAGGAAACTCAGTGGGACGATCAGAACCATGTCCTTTACTCGAATGCCTTAGAGTGCTGGTCTAACCTGCAGGACATGTTGAAGCGCGTCTTTGAGCGCTTCGAGACTGAAGCTCATGGCCTGTGCTTTGGCGCTGCACCAAACTTCCGAAGGGACATCGACCCCACATACAAGGCCGGTCGATCACAAAGGAAGCCGCTGTGTTACGCCGAGCTTATGCAGAGGGTGCAGGGCGAATACAACTGTGTCTCGATACCGGGCCTCGAAGCCGACGACGTGATGGGCATCCTCGCCACCAAGCCCAACGCGCAGAAGAAGATCATCGTGTCCCAAGACAAGGACATGAAGACTATTCCTTCTGAAGTTTGGGACGGTAAGGAACTGATCACGATCAGTGAGGAGGAAGCGAACTACCGACACCTCTACCAAACGCTGATCGGTGACACCTCCGATGGATACAAAGGTTGCCCCGGCGTTGGCCCGAAGACCGCCGAGAAAATCCTTAGCATCATGCCAGCGGGTTGCGCGGTGACAACGCTGTGGCCCCGCGTGGTCGAGGCGTTCCTCAAAGCGGGCCTCACGGAAGACGACGCACTGACCCAAGCACGTCTCTCTCGCATCCTCAGGTGGCGCGATTGGGACAGCGAGAACCGAAAGCCTATCTTATGGACGCCGTCCAAATAAAGATCGGTTATGTGGTGATGAAGCATGGCGACCCTGTGCGAACCAGGGCCGCTTGGGGACACAACGTGGCGAAGGTCTACCAAAAGATCGGGACTGCCAAAGCTGTCGCCACGCAGAAAGGTGCTGTCGTTTTTCCAGCCTACATCGTCGTAGGCGACGAGGTTAAGTGAAATGCCAACCAAACTGACAGCCGCTGCGCTCGCCCTTCTTCTGATGGTGAGTTCGGCAGAGGCTCGACCTAGCTTACGCGACTGGCATCCTTCGCTGCCCAATCCTATCAGCAGGATCGCAGGTTGGAACTTCATCACGGGGTACTTCATGGGTCTGCCTTGGTGCGGCGCGACCGCGACCATGCTGGCTACCGTGGTTCTCAATCGCGAGCTAAAGCCGCGAGAAGCTTTCAGCATCATGGGTTCATGCCTTCTACCAATCATCGGCGGGATGATCGTGAACCACTTCTGGAACCCTAAGTGGGACAAACTTTATACGAAGGAGAACAATGTTAGAAGACCAGATACCGACTGACGTGCGCCATCTGTACGAGAAAATTGCTCTGCGGGTAGCCTCTTTGGGATACACACACTTCTCTTCACACGCCATCTTGCATCAAATCCGGTGGCACTACTCAGTGGAGAAGGGTGACCGGGAGTTCAAAATCAACGACCATTGGTCAACCGAATTAGCCGATTGGTTCATGTCGAAGCATCCTGAGTTGCCTGACTTCTTTGAGCGCCGTTTCAGAAAGTCGAGTAGTGATCTACCTAATCGGCTCGCTGCGTAACCCCTACGTCCCCCTCCTAGCCAAAACACTCCGCAACCACGGTCACGAAGTCTTCGACGACTGGCACGCGCCAGGACCGGAGACTGATGACTTCTGGCAAGAGTACGAGGAACGAAGAGGACGCACGTACAGAGAGGCAATCAATGCGCCCCATGCTTGGACTGTTTTTCGTTTTGATAAGCTTCATCTTGATCGCGCTGATACAGTCGTCCTCGTTCTCCCCGCTGGAAAAAGTGGTCACTTGGAGTTCGGCTATTCGATTGGCATGGGCAAGAAGGGGATCATCTACTTCGACAAAGAACCAGAGCGATGGGACGTGATGTATCGCTTCGCGACTGACATCGCATTCTCAGAACAAGAGCTAATAGAAAAACTAAATGGCAACTAATATACCTGAGGGGTGTGACTTCGAGGCCATAGGCGGCTTCAAACCTATAGACATGGATCACCCGACTTGCATCCATGACGACGAGAACCCCGGCAAGCATTGTCGTGAAGTGAAGTGCGACGACTGTCCGTTCCGTCCGTCTAATCCTGTGAAGCTTCGTGGTCGCGTTTTGTATCTGGACCTCGACGGGGTCCTCGCGGACTTCGATAAGCTGGCCCATGAAATATGTGGCATGGCGCACCACAAGTTCGCGTTCGTCTACGGAGACGACGTGTTCTGGCGACGACTGAACGGCTTTCCAAACTTCTTTGGAAGCCTCGACCTGATGCCCGATGCGGCCATTTTGTACAACGCTGTGCGGCATCTGAAGCCGGTGATCCTCACTGCGCTACCTCGTGACAATACGGATCGGGTGGCTGCAGAGAAGGCTCAATGGGTCTACGAGAACGTAGACAAGGAAGCCAAGGTCATCACTTGTTTCACCAAGGACAAGCCCAACTACTGCCAGCCGGGTGACGTGCTGATCGACGACCGGGCTATCAATCAAGCCATGTGGCGGCGCAGGGGTGGTCACTTCGTCATCCATACGTCCGCTGAGAACTCAATCAATCAACTCATTAACCTTGGAGTGCTCTAAGTGAAGAAGATTATCTTAGCCTTAGCTCTGTCCACAGCCCTCATTGCACCAACCGCTGCGCGGGCAGACGACGTTGGCGCAGTCATCGGTGGTCTTAGTGGCCTCGTGATCGCTGGTCCTCCCGGTGCCATCGCTGGCGTCATCATTGGCGCGATCTTTGGTAAGCCGTGGTGGGGCGTTCCGCAGCCTGAGACGAAGTGTTGGATCGACAGCAACTTCAGTAGGCACTGCCCTCAGTTTCCTGTGAACTGATGGACCTGATCTTCAGGTTGGGCCTCGCGTTAATCCTTGGGTTCTCATTTGTCCGCATGTATGAACTCGCGATACAGGCGCTGCAATGACGCTACCGACAGACCCGAAGGAACGTAAGGCAATCCCTATCTATTCCGGCTGTCTCAGGTACTTCCCTAAGGCGCTCGCAGCGGTCGCCGAGTTGTCGCGGATCGGAAACGACCAACATAACCCCGGTCAGCCTCTGCATTGGGATCGCGCTAAATCCACCGACGAGTTGGATGCACTGACACGCCACTTGTTTGAGGCGGGCACAGTGGACGTAGACGGCGTTAGACACAGCACGAAGGTCGCGTGGAGAGCACTGGCTAACCTTGAGAAGGAGCTTGAGCGTTGCAGTCCGCTTTTCGTTTTAGTCGGCGATGCCCTGCAAAAAGTGGAGTGACGAGCACGGCTCTCTCTACCGTGTCCCGGCCTTCGCCCCGCAATCAAAAGGCAAGCTGCAGCCGCGCCCACACATAGACGTGTGGTGGGATCGCGGTTCAAAGCGCAGCGACGAAGACCTGATCATACGGCAAGAGAACCGCACTGACAGTGCCGATTGCATCTTCCTCACACTCGGTCAGGCGTATGACCTTATTCATGCGCTTGGCTGCTTAATCATGGATAAGTAATGGACGAGCAATTACAGCCCGAGAACGACGTAAAGCTAATCGTAGACTTGAAGGCAGCATTCGACAGCTATGCCAACGCCGCTGCTGAGTTCAAGCTCTACGACGACAAGTTCAAGATCATCTACCCCGCACTTGGCCTCGTGGGTGAGGCGGGCGAAGTCGCAGATAAGATCAAGAAGGCCATCCGAGACAACAACGGCAACCTAGACGACGACGCGCGCCTAGCTGTGGCTAAGGAGCTTGGCGACGTGCTTTGGTACATCGCGGCACTCGCTAGGGACATCAACGTGCCCTTCCACATCATCCCGCTGCTGAACATCAACAAGCTGCAGGATCGTAAGAACCGTGGTGTCCAAGGAGGCAGCGGCGACAACCGCTAGGCTCAATGGCGAGAACAATCGCTCTTAAACCTAGCATCAGACTGGTAGTCGAGAAGCGGACCTCACAAGGACTAAAGCACAAACCAAAAGGCAAACACGCTCGTAAAAACTGGAAGCGCTACCGGGGTCAGGGAAGACCGTGACCACCATAGCGTATCGCGATGGCATCCTCGCTGGCGACACGCGGATCACTGAAGGGGACACTGTGGTCCCTGAGGTTTGCCGAAAGGTCTTCAAGCTGGAAAGCGGTGCGCTCTTTGGTGCGGCTGGCGACGTGCAGCAAACCGACGAGTTGTTAAACGCACTAGAGAAGAGCCACCCCACTCCTGAGCTTCGGAAGGCACTGGCTCTCCTGATTGTCCCTGACCGCGATGTTTTCTTGTACGAAGGAAAGCGGTGGGTGAAGTGTGGGGCTGCTCCCTATCACGCGATAGGGTCAGGCTCCAACTTCGCTCTGGCGGCAATGTGGTGCGGCAAGGACGCCATTGGGGCTGTCCGTTGTGGCATGACGTTCGACACGAACAGTGGCGGCGAAGTGCTCCACGTAAAACTAGGAAAGAAATAATGGCTGACATGGAAGCGCCGGTAGAGCGCGAGCCTATCTACTATCCGCCGTCTCCGCATCAGGAGCATATGGCCTTACTTCACACTCTACTCACTTACGTCCGCTCTATGGAAGACCGCCTGAAAGATATAGAGCGCAACACGCGAAAGCGTAACGCGACGTGAACCTAGCGCTGCAACTGGCAGCGTCCCTAATGACACTCTTAGCGATGTGGCTCATGGGCAATAAAAAGCCCATGGGGCCACTCGTTGCTATTGCAAGCGAAGTTGTGTGGCTTGGCCTTATCATCAAGGCGAGCCTTTGGGGACTGCTGCCACTCAACGCCGCGCTGGTGGTTATCCAGACGCGCAACTTCATCAAGTGGACTTCAAAGCCTAAACAGAAGTGTCTCTGCTACGTGGCCCGACGCGAGGAGTGCGCGGAGTGCGGCTATCCAGAAGGCTGCTTTTACCAGGAGGACGCGGGATGTTAGGAACATGATCGAGAAGTTCGCCTGCGCGGAAATAAAGAAGATGGTGCAGCACCACAGTTTCATCCTCAACGAATGGGCGTCTAAGCATAACGGGATGGGCGTGTCTCAAGAGGACAGGGACACGCTGCTGTCTGTGGTGGCACGTCTCTACGAGCTAATCGAACAACTCCCTCTAATCAAATCTAAAGGAAAATTGAATGCTTAAGTTTGAACTCTCTGAACAGCATGTGAATGTCATTGCTCAGGCTCTCGGCAACGCGCCGTACTCTGTGGCCGCTCCTGTGATCGCTGAGCTTCAAAATCAGATCAACGCGCAGCGTCAACAGGCTGCTCCTCAGACACTCGAAGGCTAATCTCTTCGGGTTCGTGTGGGGGCTCTGTGTGGATCGAGTTGCAGAGCCTGCATAGGATCGCAGGGATGGCCTCAGGGTTGCTGTGGTCTATCTCACAGGCCATTTTCGTCCTCTACCGCTGCGAAGGCGCGGCAGACCAGCACGATGAAACCTGCGTAGAGAAGTAGGCCAACGGTGATGAGGCTTGTCATATAGTAAGCCCCCAAAGGCTTCCTATGATCGCCACGGCACATAGGAACAGAACAAACGCAAAGATAAGTTCCACAACGAAACTCCTGTGTGAATTAAAGTGAAACGGGTGGTGGCTAAGGATCGTGTGAAACCACCACCCGCTCACCCCCATCCCCGACGAGGGGGAAATACACAGCACACTGATATATTGCAAGTGCTAATCGAAAAAAAAAACCGATCTTACTAAAGTTAGTCCCTTAGGGGATAAACTAAGTAAGATCGGTATTTTTTTTAGCCTAGCTTCTTCGAGAGCCAAACGCAGAACTTGGCGGTGTAATAGATGACCGTCATGCCCGCTGCGAGGCTTGGAAGATAACCAGCAAGCGACCCAAAGGCCACTGCGCCAGCCGCCACATCGGCTACGCCTGTGGCAAATGGATGGGAACTCATTAGTTCTTCGTGGCCGCCTTGGCCGCGATGTCGGCGAGAGTTGCCTGAGCCGACTTATAGGTCTGGTAACCGGCGAGCACTGCAGCCGCAGCCTGTGAAGCGGGGATGCCGCCACCGGAGACAGCTTGGTTGTACTTGTCGGAGAACGCTTGTAGACCCTGGACGATTGTCTTCGCTGCGTCTAAAGAGGCCGCCACAGCCGCAGCCTGAGGGGCCACAGGGGCGAGCAATTCGACGAAGGCTGCAACGTCGGCAAGGTCACTCACGATAGACGGGGTGATCGAAGCGACGTACGAGAGGCCCTTCTCAAGGTCAGCAATAGCGACATGCTCTTCCTTGATGATCGCCGCGATGATCTTTTGGACATCGGCTTCTAGGATGTGGGCTTCGTTCTTAAGCCACGATAGTACGGACATTAAAATTTCTTCCTGTCGAAGTTAAACCAAGGACGCTGGTCGATACTCTTTTGGTGTTGGGAGAGAACACCGATTGCCATTCGCACCACATCGAGCACCTTATTCACACGCGGCATCTCGTTTCGCAGCACCAATGACAGATGTTCGAGGTCGGGCTTAATGGCGTCGATCTGCGCGATCTGCTCGTCGGTGAAGCCCTCCATCTTGAGCCCAAAGCTTTCGAGCAAATCGACGGACATTACTTTTTCTCCGCGAGGAAGACAGAGAGGAGGCCAGCCGCGCCAATCCCGAGCGAAGTCAGGGCGGCGGACAGGTCTACGCAATCTCTGCAGACGTGGAACGACACGAGCAGCGCGGCGAGGCCAGCGTAGCTCGAAGGTTCACGCAAGCGGGCAACAGCCCAAGCAAGCAATACGTTCATTTGAGAGTTCCTTAATTGTTTAGCCTGCCATCAGTAGACAGAAGACGGCGGCGATCAGGAGCCAAGCCCAGAGAGGAAGGTCAATCATGCGTACCTCACGATGGGCATACATTCGATTTGATGGTTGTCTTTGGCGTAAGCCTTAGCCATCGAGACGCCCTCAGGGGTCACATGGGGTTTCGGTGGCTCGCTCTCGAAGTCGTGGGCCAAGTGCTCGCTATAGGCGTTCACAGATTTGACCCGAGCAGACCACCCACCTTGGAAGTGGGACCACGTCGGCAGACCCATTAGGAAGGCCATACGTTCGTTATTTATCGCCGTGACTACCGAGGCAGGGTGTAGCGTATGGAGCTTCTCGATTACCTCAGAGGTGACGTGCCAATCAGTGATCGGAAGGGCGAGAACCCTGCGGAGGACCTTGCCCGAGCGTACCCAACCCGAGTTCACCCCGTAATCGAAGACGGAGTAGTCAACACCAGGAGGAAGCTCGTCGCCGTCCAATGCGGCCCAATACTTTAGCTTGTAGATTTCACACGCCACTCCTCGTGGCATGAGCCGGACATCGTCTGCTGTAGCATTGCGCTTCCAATAGGCCCGCGCGTCCGCCAGTGTAATGCCCCAATTTGTGGGACCACCGGGATCGCGCGGGTCATTGGTGTAGCCGCCTTCGCTAAGCAGAAGCCGACGTAGGCATTCTGCGTAGTTCGCTGCGGCCATTTCGTTAGGCGATAGTGGGGGCCGCAGGAGCCACAGGAGCAGGCGTGTTGAACTGCTGAACAGCACTCTTTGTGCCGTTGACCCAGTTCTGTATCCACGCCAGCAATATCTGAGGATTAGTTGGCGTTGCAGGCGGCTGTGGGAGAGCGCCTGCGAAGGCTACTTGAGCCCAGTTGAGAACCGCTTGTAGGTCCGCATCAGAGACAGTGTAGCTCTTCGACGGATTAGTCGTGAGGCCCGTAATAGCGGAGCCGTTAAGTGAGATAGTGATCGTTGCCATTTAAATTCCCTATTACGGCATGTCGTGAACGATGAAGTACGAGCCGCGCTTAGCGATTGTCGCGGTGGCGTTAGAAGTGTTCTGCGCCATCTGCACAGTGAGCGTTCCGGCGACGTTGACAGTTATCGTGCCGGTGATACGCACGATGATGCCAGCGGTTTCCGTCGTGAGCGTAGAGCCAACCGCCGTAGCTAATGCAGTGGCGTTGGTCTTCGCTTTGATTGCGTTGTCCGCAATCGTGTAGCCGGTGTACTGGATCGCAGTTGCTGTGGCTGTTCCCGCGATAGCCGCTTGGACGCCGCCTGCGGCAGCATCGGTCACATAGAGTTCAGTCTCGAAGGTGTAGGTGCGTCCTGCCTGAAGCGTGACGCTTAGACCCGTGACGTTCGTCAGGACTGTCGAAGAAGTGACAGAGAAGTCTGCCGTGACGCGGGTTTGGCCCGCATAGTTGAGCCACCCCGTCGCAGTAGTTAAACTTACTGGATCACCGGAGTTGATGCAAACGACTAGTGGCGCTACTCTAGCAAAGCCCGTGTCGAGAGCCCCACCGGAACCAGAGGAACCCCACGCAAGCGTTGCATTGCTTCGCAGTGCGAAATTCCATTGATTGCCGTTCCGAACGGTCGCGACATCACCAGCACTCTGAAAGTTGATGGTACTGGTATTACCCGCAGGGGCGATAATAATGCTACGCCCAGTTCCCGTCCCGCCCGCCTGAGTACCAATCGTCAACGTGTTGGCAGTCGTCGTCCAATCAAAGACGCCGCGTTCGTAGTTGGTGGGGGTAGCAGCGCTATCTGTCGTATTATAAACTTGTAGCCCGCAAGCAGTGGTTTTACTCGTCGGGTCAAGTATCTGAACATTCTGTCCGTTATCGAATAACCCTAGATTGGGACTAGAACTGCCATCGGCAGCGCCCCATTGAAAGCCGGTACTGACTGCGTGTGTGACAGACCATCCAGAGCTTGTTAGAGAGGCGATATTGAAGGTAGCAACGAAAGTAAGACCGCCAGCCCCTGCGTCGATCTTAGCGTTATTGTTTCCGATAAACCCAATGCCGCCACTGAAAGCCCCGTTTGACGGAGTAAGCCAAAGTTTTCCCGCAGCGGCTATTTGAACAACGCTCGTGCTGCCAATCTGGAAATCGGCTAGTAACGAACCGGATGCACTCGCTGTGTTCGTGATGTTCATAAACAGCGGCGCGTCGAACGTGACCGCTGCGTTGTTCCAAGTCGCCGTGATGTTCAGCGCTTTGGCGTTGGCAGTAATCGTGCCGAGAGCAAGCGTTGCTTGCCCGTTGCCAGCATAGGTGAAGCCTGCGTCACCGCTGAATGCGCCAGCGTTGTTGAACTGGACATCGGTGGTTGCGCCACCCGGCGAGCCGCTAGGAGGAGCAGCCCATGTGCCGTCAGCGCGCAGGAAGTTGGTCGTGCCGCCGCCTGAAGACGGGGCTAGACCTTTGAGTGCCGAAGTGAAGACGTTGAGCGCCGCAGTGGCTTGCGTCGGCGTGAAGTCCTGAAGCACCGTACCGTTGGTGCTGTTCCACATGGCGAAGTCGCCAACAACGGTCGTGCCGGGACCTGAGATGGGACCAGTAGGACCTTGCGGGCCAGTTGCGCCAGTTGCGCCAGTAGCTCCGGTTGCGCCGTTAGAGCCAGCAACACCCGAGAGTGCGACGTTCCACGCGCTGAACGAGCCCGAGCCACCAGTGGCTGTCACGTTGACCGTGAGGGCTCCCGTGGTGGAGTTGTATGCCGTGACGATGCCCGCCATGTAATTCAGCGGGTTCGCCTGCGAGGCAATCGTGAGCGACGTGCCGACGACCCAGTCAAAACCGGGGTTAGACACAAGATTGACAGAGCCCGTCCCGATGGTCAGGGCGCTCGTTGAAGTGCCGTTGATGTCAGCGACTTCGTTGACAACATTTGTCGTATAGAAAGATGAAGGAGAGGTCATCAAAGGCCCTTAAAAATCAGTAGTGATCAAATTGCCACTCTGTGGGGAAACAGTAAGCAGGCTGCACGACAGCACCGCTGTTCTCGTCGTCTTCGTCGGATTGATTTTGAAGATCGCCGAGGATCATTCCGTACTGCTCTTCAAAGTCATCCTTGCGGCTGTCCTTAAAGTAGACAGCGGCTTGCACGAGAGCAGCGTAGACAATGAGGTCCCACGCGATGATCGAAATGACGTTCGTGTCGGTGGAGTTAACGAGCGGCGGAAGTTCGGCCCAATAGACGATCTTGATTTGATCGTTCGCTACCGGCGACGGAGCCAGTATCCACGAGCTTACGTCTCGGCAGTATTGTGCGGGAATGCCGGTGACCTGAGAGCCACGAGTGGCAACACCGATGTCGCACTTGGTCAGCTTGTCGTCGTCAGAGACGTTGGCAGACAAGGGCAGGATGTACTGCAGTTCAAGCAAATCGCTTGGAATGGTGATGCCCGCCAGCGCACTATAGCTAGAGCCGATGGTCACCGTGATGGTCTTCTCCATCGCAGGACATCGCAACTCACGTTGAATGCGTTGGATGCCCTGATTGATGAAGGTCAACTGTAGAGCGGTGTTCGCCGTGAAGTCGCGGCGGTTCATTAGCGCAGTTAATTGCGCCTGAATATCACTGAGGTTCACGGGTTACACCTTATTTATGATTAGGTAGCGAGTAGGGTCGCGCTGAT